CTTGTGACAAATCAAACCCTTTGCCTGCTTCTGGATGTTGTAATGCAGCGCCTAACTGAATCCAATCATAATGCTGAACTGTATTCATTATAATTTCACGGCAGATCGTCCCAATTCCTGATGGTAAACGAAAATCATCGCCTAATAAAAGAATTTTCTTTTTTCTAGGTTTGTTTGTATCGATTTCTTGTAATTTTGGTAATTCCATTTATAACTATTCCTTTTTTATTATAACTTTTATATAAATATATCAACCTAATATAACAACCGGTTTTTTAAGCTTGTTTATGTTGTTATATGCTGTTTTTAATACTGGGTCTAATGTATCTTCATTTGTTAGTATCAACATATGATCACACCGTTGTGCAATTAATTTCATGCGATGATGTAACTGTGAAAAATGATATGGCTTACCATAATATGAATCAGGCATTGCTGAATAAATGTTGCGTCCTGAAAATGATGGATTATATTCTTCATACTGCATTCCGAACTCTAAGGCAGCTTTTCGAATCATATGATTAGCCCCTTCACCTCCAGCTCCGACAATTTTAACATCATCATTAAATTGAGATTTCAAGTTAAATAATATTTCTTGAATCTTTCTACGACTTTGCCAATTGGTATTGCCAATTATTGCTACTAGTTTCATTATATTTTTTCTTGTAAAAATTTAACACTTTTAGGCATATGCCCATATACAGTCCGTAACATTTGTTCTAATAACAATTGATTTTGTTTATGAGTTGGCCCGGTAATATCTGTACATAAAGAATATTCCATTGTGCACGTATGCATACCTCTCCACGTAGAATGATTTTTCATCTCAAATTGATAAATGTATACATGTTGATGTTTGTGCATAACTTAATATAATAAATTTTATTCGCGAATCCTAGCTTCTTTAGGACAATTTTCATAATCTGTTTTAAATGGACAATACTTACAATTTTTATCACCTTTACCTGATATTGCCATGTATTTTCTGGCATCATTACGATTTCCTTCTAAATCAAAACATGCTTCAACGAATGCATCAATTTGTTTTTGTACTTTGCGTTGAGTTACTGTCCCTGACGCCGGCTTAAAGTTTTGCACTCGCTTTTGTGGAAACATTGATTCTTCAATCATCTTTCGTTTCACAATAAAGAATTCAACATCAATTTTTTCTACAGGTGTACCAAATTGTTGTGCAAAGTAATTTTTATATGCAATTAGTTGTGCTGCTTTTAAATTGTCTGCTTTTTGATATTTGTTCCAACCTTGTCGGGATGTTTTTATATCATATATTTCTATGTTTCCGGAAGGCACGTGTCTAATAACAACATCAATAAACCCATACCAAAATACAGATGGGTTTGCTTTGGATGCGGGAGTACATAGTTCCATTTCAATTGCTACTAGTTCATAATTTTTGCTAGAAAAATATTGTGATCGTCTTTTTGCAAACCAATCAAAAATAGCAACGCCATCTTCTAAATATTCTGCCATTTGCAAAGCATTTGAAAAATGAACTCCTCCTGATTCGGCAACACATCGTGCATATTCTTCACGAAGTTTATTTGTTAATACTTCTCGAAAATTTATGTTTTCGGCACGCTTTACTGAATCTGTATACAATACCGTTAAGAAGTGTTGGAATGTTTCGTGAAATGCTGTTCCAAAACATGTGTCAATTGATGCTTGGAATGGGGCTAACCCATCAATGTATGCTAACTTCCAAGATAATGGACATCGTTCATACATGGACCATTGAGAATATGATATCTTTCTAGGTACGGTTGCCGCATCGCGGATTGATAAACGATATATAGGTGCTAAATAATTTCCTGATTTCATACTATATTATATGAAACTATTTACTTATATCCAAGTAATCTGGAGCAATTTGTATATAATTATGTTGTTGCTCGTGAAGATAAATACCAATTAAATCTTGGGTCTTTATTAAATCTTGATGAAAGGATCCTTTGTGCCGGCATCTTACAATGCGTTTAATGATATCGAATTCGTACGAGTTCAATGCCCACTCTTCAGCAAACTTATAAAGGCTATCGTTACCTTTGTAATGTGATTGTGTATTTATGTTGCTCATTTAATTCCTTTTAATAATTTTTTCTTGTCGCCATCACTATATCCATATAACGTTAAGATTCGTTCGCATTCAGCCATATCCATTAATTCAATATAATCTGCAGCTTCTGAACAACCTATCTGGTAATGCTCTGCAATTTGAACAATCAATGCTTTATCGTATTTGTCTTCGGATTTGCCTTTTATATATTTTGAAAATCCTTTTGATGCAGGAAGAAATTCATGATACAATCGATACGTTTCTTGTGGGCGTAACAATCCTATAGTATATGTTTGAAATTCATTAATTAATTCTGTAAATTCCATTCGCATACTTAACCATCGATTAACAATAAACACAGTAAACTTTTTTTGATCAGTTTCCGACCATTGATCCCACTCTTTCTTTTTATGAGTTAGTCCATCAATGAAATCAAATATTGTTGCACCTTTTGGCGCAGCAACTTTTACAGGTTTAATAACTTTTTGTTTTGCCATTATAATTTATATCGTTTTTTGTATTGATATTCTAATTCTTTACCTATACCCAATTCTAAAATAATTGAAGTCTCCGGAATTCCTATAATTCTTTTAGCTGATAAAATATCGTCAATTGATTTATTGCGAAACGTTTTTATTTTTGTTTTAGCATTAGATCTATTAGATGTTTTAAATACAACAGTTACTGTGCTTTTGTGATATGGTATTGACATTACTTTTTCAGTTTAATTGGCTGAAACTCTTCAGGTATTGCTCCGCAGTCATCACAACGAAATACCGGTACCGGCACCATTGTATCTTTATCTGACCCTGTTAAGAATTTTGATACTTTGTTGATTGCTACTACTTGACGAAAATACATTCCGTCACATTCTTTACATTGAATCGGTTGCATATCATTTGGACCGATATTTACATTTAATTTACTCATATTTCTCCTAATATATTTACGAACATTGCCATTATATTAATTTCTTTATCAACCACACTAGCATCTTTAAATTGCGATTCTGCAATAATCAAAATGCATGGTGCAATATGTCCATGTGCAAACTCATCCAAGTTATCATATAAGAACGTATACATTGGAGTAAAGTCTCTAACCTTACTATCAGCAATGCATTGTCTAATTTTATTAAATGCTGCTTTTTTATCTTTAGCATCTTTAAGCATTTCTAGTACCTCGGTCATATAATTTGCCTGAATTGCACTTGCCTTATCTAATGTTAATCGATTTTCAATTACACAACTTTGAGCCGTATTAATTGCTCTTCGAATATCCGGATATGATGAGTTAATGATTGCTGCAATATCTCTAATGTCATATTGTACTTGTTTTTCTTCTAAAACTGATACTAAGCGTTTTGCTACATCTGTTTTGTTAGGAGGCATAATCGCAAATGTCTGACAACGTGATTGAATTGGATCAATAATCTTTTCAACATAATTACATGTTAAAATGAAACGTGTTGTTTTGCTATATGTTTCCATCAAGTTACGAAGAGCAGCTTGTGCATTTGGTGTTAAATAATCTGCTTCATCTAAAATAATAATTTTCCAACGCTTAAATCCTACTGTTGATGCATAGCGTTTAATTTTATCGCGAACAGCATCTACCGAGTTTTCATCTGATGCATTAATATACATTAAATCAGCATCCACGCTATTTGCAATAATCTTTGCCAATGTAGTTTTACCGGTTCCTGCCGACCCATAAAATAATAGATGCGGCACGTCGCCATTGCTAATAAAAATTTTAACTTTTTCGATAATATGTTCATTACCAATATATCCTTCTAATGTGTCTGGACGGAATGCTTCTGTCCAAAGTGTATTTTCTTGTTGTCCGTACATATGTTAATTTCCTGTTGAGCCAAATCCGCCTTGACCGCGTTTAGTTCCTGTTAATGCCTCTGTTTGTAACCATTGTATTCTTTCAACTTTATTTAATACTAGTTGTGCAATACGATCCGCAGGTTTAAACTCAACAACTGTTAGTCCATGATTCATTAATATTACGCCGATCTCTCCTCGATAGTCAGCATCGATTGTTCCAGGAGTATTTAATACTGTAATTCCTTGTTTTAATGCTAATCCACTTCTAGGTCTTACTTGTATTTCATATCCAAGTGGAATTTCTATAAATAATCCTGTTTTAGCTAATATTCGTTCTCCTGGGTTTAGTATAATCTGTTCTGTGCATCTCACATCCAGGCCTGCGCTGCCAGGTGTTTCGTATTCCGGCAACGCATTGGTTGATTTATTTATTATGTTTACTATCATTTTTATTTTTCTATTAAGTATCTGTATAATCGATTGCTTACTGTTTCTTTCCATATATCGATTCTAGATCTAGAAAAACTGTCTTTCTGTTTAGGATCTAATAAAATCCTAAGATTCCCTTCGAGCTCAGCATCAATTATTTTAAGTATTTCGTCTTTAGATTTAGATGACATTATTAATTAATTTTGAAGCATTACTAACCAATAACTTGATTCAAAATCAGTTCCAACGAAGTCTATTCTAGATAATCCATCAGGAGATACATGTAATTGACCTACATCGCCTTTATTTGCAACAAGTACTTCTTTTAATTTGTCTGCCGAAAAACATACAGGTTCCATATCTGCTCCTGTAGTTGTTCCTACTTCAAAAGTAATGTTATCGGAATTAACTGTTGTATAATTGATAATAAATTTAACTACTCCCGCTTTTACTTGTACTGCAAAATTCTTTGCGTCTGGTAATGCATTTTTTGCTTTAATAAATTTATTAATAAACTCTTCGTTAACTGCAACTTGTACAACATACTCCGGTTCTGCATTGATGCTAGGAACTGCTGGAATAACTGTCGTATCTGCTAACATGAATGTCGCGCGGGTACTTCCTTCCGAAATACACATTGCATAATTCTTACCTGCTGCATCTTTAACTTCAATTTCAATTTTTTCACCTAATGCACTTAACATCTTAGTTAATGCACCAGTATGATTAATACCCAACATACCTTTCATAAAAGGGGTTGTATTCCATTGAATCTTACCAACTACGGTTTGATCCATGTCGATTAATTCACAGCCGACACCTGTTTCGTTTTCTTTAAGGATAACTGCCTCGCAATTTCCTGCTAAATAATAACGATTAATAAATGATTGTAATTTGCTTTTTTCCATTGTTATTTGTTTTTAAAAGGTAAAGTATTTATTGAAATTTTCGGCATCGGTGGTAGATATACTACTTCCACCAAACTTTTTATATGTTTTAATATATTTTTCATATGTTTGTAATGCTGCGTCTGGATCTGCAAACATTTCATGTAGTGACAAAATAACATCATATAAATCTCTAGGTATTACTGTTTCTAGCAATTCTACATGACTGTCTACTAATTGATTGATTTCTTCTGCACATTGCACATACAAATGCACATTGTGAACAACCATTCTTGGCATAGCTTCTTGTGAATAACGATCCAATCCTGCAGGTGTTTTTCCTCCTAAGAAATCATAGGTAAAATCGGCACACGCTGGGCAATGTAATGCACATGGTACATGTTTTGTTAAATCGACGGCTACATCGCCCGTCTTTCCTTGTCGGATATGTGCCTGTCTTCTATATTCAGCATTTTTAGGAAAATACAATTCCGAAAAGGTTTGTGTTTTATAATTTGCAGAATGAAGATATGTTCCATATACTGGATATTGTCCTGGCGATGATGAATCCGTTGTTACATAGATTCTATTGCCATAATTCTTATTCATTAACTTTTGCAATGTTGCTAGAATAAAAAAGTCGGATATTTTACTAATACCCAATAAGTGCAAATATTCTAATCTAGGATTTTCAAATGTTTTTTCTTTGAGCATTAATGCAACCGCAAACATGAAGTCTACTAATTTTTGTGGACCTCCAATCGCCCATCCTTGAAAATCAAAATGCTTAAATTTGTGATACCACCAAGTATATTCATCAGTGTTAGATCCTTGCAACATGTTAAGATATTTTGTCTTGCCGCTTTGATGTTTTTCAAAATAAGCAAAATTGTCATAACTAATGTCAGCACATTCTGCAAATTTATTTCTATACATTGTTTTAGGTGGAATATCTAAGTTTGCGGCTACATCACTATTAGCTTCTAACCAATGAAATATCTTTTCACGCAATTCATTGCTATATGGTAATGCACCTGTTGCAATCTGATATCCTCCTGAATCGCCAAATACTAGAACATCTTTTTCTAAGCCTATTTCATTGCGGAAATCCATTTTCTTGTAATGGTGTCCTGCTGTGATTAGAAAATATGGGTGCCGCCACTTATCGGGATACCTCGAGTCGAAGAACTTTACCGGGTCTCCATTATCAAATTTCATATCTTTCTTGAATGCCGAGACCATTGAGCCTGCAGACAACGACGGAAAGTATATGAACCGTTTATCTTGTTCGTTCATTGTATTCTTTTAGTTTATTAATTAATCTAGTTGCTGAAAAATATTTATTATGTAATTTGGTTGCTAGTTGTGCAACATTTTCCGTTAAATCGAGTTGTTCATATTTTAATATTGCCGTAACAGCGTCATCAACACTGTCAGCACATTTAAACATTGGATCATACATTTCTGTATATGATAACCGATCAGGTACTAAAGGGCATGCTCCTGCACACGCTGATTCATACATTGAAATTCCCAATGTTTCCTGATCTGCAAATGATACTGCAAATTTGGATCGTTGAAGCAATTTGTGATATTCTGCTTTGGTTAAATTCATATCCATTGCTACACAAAATTGATAGTGTGCTAATTCTGGTCGTGCAGCTAATTCTTCAAATAAATCCAAACGCTTTTCAGGAGCTATTCTATGTGGAAATACTATGATGTTTTCTTTTTTAACAAACAATTCCGTTGCAATTACATTGCGGGTATATTCCATTGGCCACCCGGTGCAATCAAATGATTGATCCAAATAGATATCATATGTTTTACGCATTAAATCAAAATGTGCTTGAGTTGCTAACCAATTATGATCTAGTGCTCCAATAAAGGATTGTTCAGCGTGTCTAATCCATGGTTTATCTCCTACGAGCCGACCTAAAAAATCATTTGGGTCATATGAACCCGCGTGCCAAAGTCCGTGCATTACAACAGGAATATTTAGAAGTTCACTCATGTATTTTACATTGATAATTGCAGGATGCCACGCATCTGTAAATACAATTTGGTCTCCTGATTCAATACCGCCCTTCGTAAACAATTCTGCTAACTTATGAAGCTGTGTTGCTTTGTACATGTTAGTACCACCGAAGTTCAAAAATGCACCTGGAGTGACGGCTTCTGGGATCGTATGTTCGCCTTCTATAACTTGAACATCAAATCCATTGTCACGCAATAGTTGTGGTACGTGTGCCTTCCATTCACAAGTATACCGAGTCGGTATTGATTCTAGGTCTACTAAAAATATTTTCATAACTTTTACAATTATCGTTTAATAACACAACCATTTTCCCAATCTTCCCAAACCTCTACTTTATAAAGAGATGGAACTGCTACTAATAGCCATTCTCCAATCATTTCACACGACATTGAATCAAATTCTAATACATTCGTTTCTTCTCGACTAAATTCAATTCTAAGTAATTTTTGGATCTTTCTATTTAACATGATAAATTCTTCATCTCTATCCGTATGCGTTACTTTTGCATAACAACGGAATCCAAACATGTGTCTATGTCTATCTGATAAGAATGCTACTTCTGGAAATATTTCTTTTGCATCAGGCCAGCAATGAAATCCTTCAATGCTAAATGTTACTACTACGCTGTATTTCATTTTAATGAGTTTGCTATTAATTGTTTGTATTTAGTTGTTGACCATCCATGGTCTCTATTAAGGTAATGAATTGGAATGTTTAGTTCATAACCGGTATAAGTTTTTCCTACATAATCATCGCCCAAGAACCTAACATCAAATTCTCCTTTAACTAGAGCTTCATATAAATCAGCTTCTGTTTGATATAGAAATACAAAATCAACTTGTACAAGTGAATCAAGTATCTTTACTCGATCGCTCCAATGTAAAATTGGTTTAAGTTTTTCTGGTCGTTCAATGGATGGATCTTCATGTAGACATACTATTAATCTATCGCAGTGCTTTTTGCATTCATTAAACATTGCAATGTACCCTGGATGTATTACATCAAAGTTTCCTGCTATAATTCCTCTTATCATTGTTTATCTCTATCAAATTTATACATATCCGGAGTTACTTGTTGCATATTATGCACCGTTGTGCAATACAAAGAATAATCTGCATATACAACTTTAATGCTATCTGTTTGTTTTAACAATGCAGCATCCGTACAATTTAACATTAATAAGATGTGTGCACGAATTCGAATCATCGGAGGTATTTTTTCTAACATACCAGGAGTAACTTCAATTGTTACAAAACTAGTATCAGAAATCATTCCGAATATCATATCTAACTGTTCATAGTCTATTAATTGTTGAGTTGCCCCAGAACAAAAATAAATGTGAGCAATGTTTCCTTTGACAATTTTGTCAAGTCCTTTGATATCTGCAATAAACAATGTTTCGATATCAGTGTATCGGCCTTCTATTTCTTTGCCGTACCAATGTGTTTTATAACCAATCATACTATATTATAATAAATTTATCTATATTATCCAACCTTTATAACAGTAAAAAAGTGCTAACATTTCTGCTAGCACTTGTATATGTATTGTTAATTAAATCATATCATCATTACTTGGCGCAAAATCGGTAACATACTCATCTTCAGCTTCGTCGGATATTGCATCTATAATACCACCCCAATGCGAGCGCATTTCATCCCACGCATTTTTACTTTTAGCTTGCATTTTATCTAACAATGCAGGAGCTTCAGCAACTAGTGCGTATACCGAATATGGTGCTGGCTTCTTTGCATCTGTCCAACGCTTCAATTGTTGAATAGCATGTTGTACAACCGGAAGGTCTTCCATTTTTGGTTGATCTAATGCTTCTGCTAAATCTTCAGCTGCACTCGCAATATCATTACGTACATTATTATATGTTTGCTTTTTGGCAAATTGCAAATGGCTATCGCCCATATGGTCTTCACTTAAATTCTTAGTTCCGAATCTACGCATATTTTCTGCAAGAATATTTTTTAATTTTGCCATTAGTTCCTTTATTTACATATAAATATAACACAAAAAAAAACAATTATTTTTTATATTTGTATTCGGCCTTTAAGGCCTGGCAGCAATTTATTAAGTTGATCTAATGTGTATTTTTTAGATACTGGGGTGTTATATAAAACTAGATAACCCTTAACTGTTAAATTATCAGGCAGTGATGTTATTTGTGTATTGTCTAAATCTAGATCGCCGTTTACTGTTAAATTATCAGGCAGTGATGTTATTGGGGTGTTATATAAACTTAGAAGTCCATGCACTGTTAAATTATCAGGCAGTGATGTTATTTGTGTGTTCTGCAAAATAAAATTTCCATGTACTGTTAAATTATCAGGCAGTGATGTTATTTGTGTGCCAGTTAAATTTAGATCTCCATCCACTGTTAAATCATCTGCTGTTATAGCGCTATAATCATATATAAGTTTATATTGCAGTGGCGCTGTATATTGTGATTCTTGATTTTCTATAAATTTGAATAAATTATTTATGTTTGTACTGACAGTCATATCGTTTTTATCCATAAACGAATTTGTTTCATATGAAAATTGATATTTTTCATTAGAGCTCGGATTGATAAAAATAAATAAAGGTCCTTTCCGAATATAGGAATTAAAGTACTTTTGTGTGTTACCAGAAGCAGTGCACCATTCAGTTCCTGCGCCTAATTCACACGACGTCCCATATAAATCTTTACGTCTTTTAGGTAACTTGTATACATTGAATCCATCTACTGATCCTATTAAAAACTCTTTATACTTATCAAATTTTGCAATACCTTTTTGTTGAGATGGATCTTTTTGTTCTTGTGATGCTAATTCAATTGATTTTACAATAAACGAATTTAAGTCTTGTTGCGTTTTATATTGATTGATGTCGTTAAATACATATTCTCGTTTACGGCGATCGAATACTTTAAAATATGCATTGTATTTATATAAATCTTCTGGTTTAATAAGTTTATTTACTACTTGTTTGGTTAGCCAAGTAGCATATGCAGATTTGCCGCCCGATGAATCAATAATTTCAGTAAATTCACTATCAGTAATTTTACCGGTATCAACAAATTGTGTTTTTAGTTGATCTAATGAAACTTCTAATAGTAAATGTTTTAATTTTATCATCACATATAAATATAACACAAAAAAAAACAATTAATTATCCAAAGTTAAAAAACTTTTTTGCATTGTTATTTTCTGGTAATGCACCCCAACTCATTGCTGCATAGAAATCATTGAACTTGTTGCTTAGGTCTGCTGTGAACATTTTATTGTGATCAATGTATTGTTCTGCAAATGCAACTATTTCAGGTGGATCTAAATATCCTCGTAATGCAATAGTTTCAAACCCATACGGATTACCTACTAGATAACCCCATTTTACCTTTTCTCCGTCAGATATAGGTAAAATATCCGTTGTCAATGTACTCAATAAATCATTAAAATTAATTGCGGCTTTTACGTGTGCTGTTGATCCTTTAATGTAACCTGTAAATGGTTTTCTTCCTTTGATATATTTAGATAATTCTTTAACACTTGAATTCTTCATTACATTCAATACTTTGGAACTTTTAATGTTATTTTTAAAGTTATGTATCAATGTCGAGGTATCTTGCTTGTTTCTTCCTTTAAGGATATACCACAATGTTTCTTTCATTATCTTTTTGAAATCTTCCGGGAAACTAGATCTAACAACATCCAATCCTTTTACATCCAATTTATCCGTAGATTTGCCTTCTTTAAAAATAACCCATTGGGCATATCTTTTCTTGGCAATCCATAAACCAGATTTTGCAATATATTCCTGTTTAATTTGAAATCGATGTGTATCTGTATTATGAAATACTTTTGCATATTGGTCATACATTGTATTAACCGTTGTTTGTATTTCAGATGCAATTGCATTGGTTTGTTCAATCATAAATGTTTCATCATTAATGTCACATCCAGGAAATCTATGTTCAATTAATGGCAAACTGCTACAAAAGGTTGAATCCGTATCAGTGTAAAATGCAAATTCTGCTTTGTCTCCACTCGCATTAATAAAGTGGTCAACGCCTAACTCTTTTTTGTAATAGTTATTAATAACCTTAGCTGAAAATTTTATTACACTTTGACCAACCGCTGTAATTGCACCTGCATTATCCAAATCATAGAAACGAAACGTTTTAAGTCCTAATACTCCATAAAATGAATTAAGCAATACTTTTTGTGTTAATTGCAATGCATCATAAAATTTATATTCTTCTGTACCAAATTTGAATGTGTCACGCTTATCTTTAAAGATAACACGCTCATTAAACCATTTTTCTAGAATAGTTGGTAAGAATCCTCGCTGATCATTTCTATACACAGCGCCATTGCTAGCAACTGAATAATTTTTGTCGATTAGCCATTGTTTAACATCTTGCGCAAAAGTTCCATCAATAAATTGTACTTGTTGTGGTTCTTGTTTCAATAAGCATTCTTGATTCCAATTTTCTATTACTGCTACCTTAGTTTCTGGAGATATGTTTGCAGTCATAATGATGCTAGGATACAATGAAGTTAAATCTAAATCATATATCCATTTATACAGGCCTGGTACAGGTGCCATTACATATGCTCCTGCTAATGCATCTGCTATTGTTTCTTCTTCAATAAATCTAAATTGCTTGTTAGGGGCAACAAATCCATTGCGTTTTAAATCAACAATAGCAGCACCATCCAAATATTTAGATGCGTAATATACATCTTCATATGGGACATGTCCTTTGTGACAAATTGATCTTGCTAAATTCAAAAGTTGAAGCTTTTCATCCATTTCATAAACAAGATCAACATCGGTCATATTATAATATGCAAATTTATGAATATCCTGAGTAAACAATGTATCCAAGTCTCCATCATATTCAACTTTGCCTCGATCCAATTCTTTTTTAGCAACTGTGTCTAATCGATAATTAGGTAGTTCGGTATATGTAAAGTTTTTATACAATTTAATGTAATCTAAACTAGAAACTCCTAATATCTTCCATTTACCGGTTTTGCTTTGTTCTACTATGCCGGCAGGAGAAAATTTCCTGATTGCTTGTGCACCTAATACTTTTTTGCATCGTCCCATCAAATAAGGAACATCATATCCGTCCGTATTCCATCCTGTTATAACGGTTGGTTGTATTTGTGCAAATATATTAATAAATCTAGTTAATAGATCTTTTTCATTGCGGAATATTTCAATTGCATAGCCATCGCCTTGTATTTCATGTTCTTTAATGCGACCTTGTTCATCTAAAATTAATACTCGTCGATCCTTTCCTGCTTTATCATAATATGCAATCGAAGTAATTGCGGTACGAACATCTTGTATTGTACTAAACCCATTTTCATCCTTTGCCGTTTCAATATCGAAAAAGAAATCTTTATGTCCTTTAGATGGTTCATCTGATTCATAATATAAATCAATCAATGTCCTAACTTCTTCATTTAAGTCAGATTCATATGATTTAGGATTATCTCGATGATTGCCAGGTACTTGATTTAATCGTGTACCATCAAGCGCTTGATACATTCCCGTAGAATTTGGTAAATATCCATATGCTTGAAAAGGAAATTTGCGATGTCCTAATTCATCGTCCCAAACGTGCATGATACCCGCTTTCTTGTCGTAACCTATTGCCTGATACATATATTTTATTTTTTAAATTTACAATTGTCAAAATGCCATCGGTGCATATTTGACGGTTGTCCTTCTGTGTTACATGTTGGACATTTTATTTTCTTTTTAGTTACGCCTTTTAGTTTTAAACTAATTTTTTGCCTAACATCTAGACGTTTTGCTGAATTTAAGTCGCCTAATTGATCTGGTCTAGGTTTACCTAATTTTGATTTACTAATTTTATTTCGTACATCTATTCGTTTTGCTGGGTTATTATTTCCTCGTTGACGGTCTTTTTGTTTTTCTGTCCAAACTCGAATTGGTCGAAGTTTTAACTTTTCAATAATTAAATCATAATTAGGATGATTTGTTAATGTATCGCCACCATTACCACCTTTAGCTATATTATATACAGGATTTAATTTTGTTATCCAAAATATCTCTCGTTCATTTAATATTTGTTTAGTAGCACAATATTCAATAATATCTTTATGAAAATTCAATCGTCCATATTTTTTAATTGCTGAATTTAATAACATACCACTTCCTAAATAATTTGGATTATTTTTTGAATCTTGTCCAATATAAAATTTGCCATTAATTAAATTTGTAGTTTTATAGATAATCATAATAACTCCTTTATTATAAATATCTAACCCGTATCCTAAACAACGTAAATATGCGGCAATTCTCGTTGTATTCCATTATTATCTAGTCCATATCCGTATACAAACTCTTTATCAATAGTAAAACCACAAAAATCAGTCATATCGACTCCTCCTTTGCGTTTCAACAAGGTAACAACTCTTACTTCTTGTGCTAATTTACTATTACACATAAAAAGTGCTTCTAATATAGTTCCACCCGAATCACAAATGTCATCAACGATATAAGCCCGCTTTCCTTTAAGTTCTAATTCTAATCCTTTGATACATTGTATACCTGCTGAATTATCTTGTCCTTCATAAGATTTTAATCGAATAAAATCAATTTCGCAATCAATTTTCATTGCCCTAGTTAAATCCGAAAAGAAATGTACGGAACCATTTAAAATGCAAATCATTACTGGTGGTAACGTATTACCGCTTAATTTGTGGTCTTGCGAAATAGCTTTTGCTAACTTCTTTACTCGGTGTGCTATTTTTGCTTGGCTAATGAGCTTTTCCATAATCTATTAATTCCGTAAATATTAATTGCTATAATAACTAAACTTAATACAAGATGACTAAAATTATCAATAAAAAAGTCATATGTAATCCATCCAGTATCTCCTATAATCCAAGTAATCATTGCTGCTTTGGTCCAACCTTTAGCATTTGATACATACCCAGCTAAAACTAAGGCTGTACTAAACCATCCTAATATTTCAATCATGGTTTTGTATTTATCATTGCAATTTCATGTTCTCTAACCAAAATAAAATCGTTATTTTCTAGTTGCACTTTCTTTTGTGATCCTAAATTACCTGAATATATTTTTATGCGATCGCCAACCGTAACAGTCATTGGAATTTTATTACCTGTTTGTGTAAATAACCCGCCTCCGATTGCCATTACATCGCATTCAATATAATCATCCAATGAATTCATTATAATGATACCACTTTGTGTTTTATCTTGTTTTTCTAGTTGTTTAAGGAGTACTTGATCTCCAATTGGTTTCCAATTCATAACTTGTTCTTTTTTTTTAATTATTATATAAATTTATTACTGATTGTTTAGATACTGACGTACCTGTTAATTTACCTAATGTATTACCACTTGCATCAATTAATATTGCACATGGTATATTTTTAACATTGTATCGTTCTGCTGTGTGTGCATTTGTATCTACATCAATAAATGTAATTGGTATTTGCTTTGCCGTTTCCAATAATTGGGGCTTAATCATTTTGCAAGGACCACACCAATCTGCTGTGAAATAAAGTATCTTTTTCATACTATAATATATGTAATTTTTACATTATTACCAAATGTCGTTGTTACTGTGTAATTCATTTTATGATTTTTTTGTCTAGCCATGTTTTTAATTCATCAGTACCCGGCACTTCTGTTACTACAAATTCTCGTATAAAATCATCTGCTAAATATGCTGGCATATTGATAGCTTCATATGAAGTTCCATTCCATGTATTTATGTGAAGGTAATTTTTCTTACGCCTTGGGCGTTTTATTGGTATTTCTCGTTTCATGTTATACTCCTCGTTTAGTGTCAAATGCAATTATATGGTCTCTGCCTGTCATGTTATATCCTTTCTCAGCACACATATCAAATACAATTGGATACATTTTAACCAATTCATCTCTTGTGTCGCCTGCTGGCATAATATATGTTTTATCTTTTGGAATATCTAATCCAACGCGGAATGATTCAATTTCTTCTAGACTTTTATCTGTTCCGTCCCATACTGGCTTATAATGATAGTCAGTGTGAAAGTCAATCATTTGTCGCATTCCATGAAAATTTAATCGGAACTTGTTGTGTTGATCTACCATCTTTTGATCCGTGATCGTACCCTGCGGCGTAGCAACACCCAAAACGGGAACACTATTACCAAACTTAGGACTAATACTAAGTAGCCCAATAGGATAATCAGTTTCAACATAATGTGAACCTTCAGTTTCAATAGTGATAAGAATGTCTCTTTCATGGGCAAAGTGTGTTAATTCATTTACTAGTGCAGGATGCATTGTTGGTGAGCCTCCTGTCAGCATCATTTCTTTAATATGCGGATTTTCATCATAAATTTTAATGATGTCATTAAAACAAAATGTTCCTTTTTCTGGGTGAATACTTGTGTACCATGAATCGCACCAACCACCTTCGCCAAAATAGCATCGATGCGTACATCCGGTAGTCCTTACTGCAATTGTTGGCCGGCCAAATCGACTTCCTTCACTTTGCACACAACGGTACAATTCTACAATTGGAAGTGTTTTATTGTAATCTTCTATTCTTTTTCTCATAATTAAAATGGTAAATCGTCGTCTTCTGTATTTTTTGGTGCTAATTCAATTGTCGGTGTTGGCAATAATTTAATTAGCTCCGCATAATTTTTTTCTAGGGTATCTATTCTTGATTGTAACATAATTAATGCAGATCTTCGTACAAATGGCGTCATATCATATTCTACATTATTAGCAAAGTATTCATCTAAAAATGATAACGGATATGCTTGTACTGTGTTAAATTCTGGCCTTTGCATTTCTTTAGGTAGCAATCTAGTTTGAACTGTAATACCACGTTTTATAGCTTCAGCTGATACTAGTTTCCCAGTTCCGGTGGCTCTAGACCCTTTACCTAAATATTCATACAGTGACATATATGTATCATTATTTGCTGTAGCTTGCGCTGGTTCGTCCTTTGTCATAACTTATAAATTACTCATTAATTCTAAAACTCTTTCATGTCCACCACCGTTAACGTAAATTGGTGTTCCTTTGCCTACGTAGCTACCTTGAATGTTATAACTGAAATGCTCTTGTGCATCTTCCTCAGTCATTTCGTCTCGCTCCATTAGGATTTCTATAATCTTATCGATATCGTAAACTACTCGAAAGATCTCAGCCGATGTGTCTAATCCTATAATAGCTTCATCAAATTCATTAGCAAACATTGTTTGGTCTTTACTGTTCATATATACTTGAGTTGTTATCGTTTTCAAAACATTCTACTTTGATGCACTTGCATCGTCCGGCATCCGTTTTAGCTAACACTTCATTAAACTTGTCAAACACTAACTTAGCACAAGACTCAGCTCCCATTTTATCCATTACTCGAAGTGCACATAGGCCTTCCATTGCCGCGGATTCAAAGAAATCTAAATATGGATCATCTTTTTCAATTAGTAAGGTATGATCCCACATATGGTTCATCCAAGATTTCATACCATTTCCTTTTGGTGCATCTTTGAATCCTCCATAATCAACAATCCAATTCATATCGTCTAATTGATTTTCTTCAATTGGTTCATTTGATGCAAACCATACTTTAAATTTTAAAGCATAACCATGTAATAACTCGCAATGCGAATGTGATGCTCGCCATTGTCTTAATGCTACTGAATAGTTTTCAAATAGCTTTGTGCTAATGTATCTTCCCATTAATAACCTTTTACAAATTGATAAAATTCTGATCTTGCATTTCCGTCATCTAAAAAAGCTCCGGATAATTTTGCGGTCTTCATTGAAGCACCTATATGTTTTACACCCCTACAAGATACACAATTATGAGTTGCTTCAATCATTACAGCAACGCCTTTGTTATCTTCTATAAGTTCATCGATTGCATGTTGTATTGCTACAGTTAATTGTTCTTGTATAGCTCCGCGTCTGCCGAAATGTTCTACTACTCGATTAATTTTACTTAATCCAACTACATTTCCATTTTCTGCTGGAATATATGCAACATGGACTTTTCCGCTAATGGTTTGATGATGATGTGAACACATTGAAGTTAAAGGAATACCGCCTTCAAATACAATTCCATCATACCCATCACTTGGAAATGAAGTAATGTCTGACATTGGTTCATATCTACCTTTCCATAAATCGGTCACATATGCTTTTGCAACTCGGTTAGGTGTATTAGATGAATTTGGATCTGATTCCCAAGATACTCCTAACGCCGTTAAAAACAATCCATAATGATATGCTGCGTTATCAATTATTTGTTGTTTTTCTTGTTGAGTTAGTTGAGCATCAGGACCTTCCAAAGTTTGCTTTACTGCTAATTGCATTGATATACCGTTCGCATATCCAGGGGCAACTGTTTCTAGATGTTTTCTTTGTTTTTTCGTCATAACTTGTTCTTATATTAATATAATATATTTTATTACATTATCAAAGTTTTATAGTAACTTAATTGAGGTTAGCATCAATTGCCGCACCAATCTTGGCATATACGGGTTTATTTCCGTGTGGATCGCCGGTGCCAATTGGTGGCTCAATTAGAATTGCACCTCGATTTTGATATTGATTTATATAATATGCTCTAACCTGTTTTTCTGTAATATCTTTTATACCACCCCAACCCCAAGAACCTTGTACTGCATATACTTTAGCATTTGGAAAAGTTTTACGTAATGCTGTAAATAATCCTGCTTCGGAACTACCTTTACTACGATATCCGCCATTTGTTCCAATACATAATACAACATTCTTTACCTTGGGACTAACAGGATATGCAGCAACCTGATCTCGCAGCCATCCTACGCCTTTCCCGCCTTCTTGCAATTCGTCAACTAATTGTACTTTAGAAGATTGTCTATCAACATATGGCGTTTGTGAATCACCTATTATGATATTGATAGATGCGGCTGATTTATCTGATTTAGTTGTAGGTTTTTGGTCGTCTTTCTTTTTTTCTACGGGTTTATCGATAGTGATACCACTAGATTTTTTTATTAATAACTTGATTGCATCATTATAGTTAGCAGTACTTAAACTAGATTTCATGTTTAACCAAGAATCTTTAGACTTTAATTTAGTATACCATGTGCCGTCTAAATTTTTATACTCATATGGATCTGTACTTGATAATGTAAATGCAGTTCCAATTGGTATTTTATTAGCCTCTAATAATATGTTTTTTAATTTTATCATATTAATAAATATCGTTTAGGATAGTATTACCTGTTTCATGTTTTGGATCGTATGGACAATGCAAACAACCATTTCCGCAGCATGTACCTCGTCGTACATGATATGATTCAGTCATTACACGATATCCGTTTTCATTGTAGTAAAAGTCCGTAGGAAGGAGCTTGTTTCCAAACTCCCTTACAAAGGCTTGTTGTATCCAATCTTTTGATGCTGGTTGTATCATAATATTACATGGTTGGATCACCTGGTGTATCTATACCAGATGCATCATATTTTGTTGTATCGCCGATTATTCTTAATATTATCCGATTAACATCATTACCATATTTTCGTTGTAGATATTGTATAATTTCCGTAGAATCAGCATCGTCTAATGCAAACCTAGCATTTAATACTGTATCGTATCTTGTGATATTCTCAATATCATTAGAATCTTCTAAATCATTTAATAGCTCTTCTAACCAATCCAAATATAGCTCAATAAAATTTTGAGGTCCTATTTCCTCAATTTTATTAATATTTGATGTTTCTAATAATAAATTTTTTAACCGTATCATATTAATAAATATCTAAATATTATTTAATCTCGCACGCGCCACCTGCACAAGCTAATTCGCCTGATAGGTCTGTGTTATCATCCAATTCAATTACTTGACTCAAATCAATACCCTTCAAAGATTTCATCATTGCGTCATATGTTTCTTTGGTACAATCTTCAAATGGTGCTTGAGTGTATGTTCCGCCATTATATGGTAAAACTGATAGGCCGTTATAATGATCTCTGTTATTCCACATCCATTCGCCGGCCATTTCCCATTCATCATCTCGTAATGATACTGTTGCTGATACATTGTGTGTGTTATTTCCTGATCTATGACCTGGCTTCACCCATTCTAAATGAACTTTTTTGATTCGATCCAATAATTGAAATGGTGACTCGAATCTCATAATTGCGCCTTCTGGTGCATGTTGTGGTATAGAAATTACTGCTGTATCGTGTGGTCGAAAATATTCATCTTCAATTAACTCGGGATGATTTGCTGCTAAATATGTATAAATTGCTTCATTCTTCCCGACACGGATTCTACGAACATAATAATCATTGTGCCAAGCATGTATTCCTGAACTAGTACCTAATGTCAATGATGTTGTTCCTGCAGGCTTTACTGTGGTTGTTCGAGCGGATCTATTAATACCAATAATTGCAGCAACTCTTTCATTTTCCGTTTTAACAACTTTTGCAGCTGCTTTCATATCATATCCCAATACCGTTCCTGAACCAATACCTGTCATTGATACACCAATAAGTGCATCTTTTTCAGTTGTACGTTGCCAAATTGGACGTAGGTAATGAAAGTTAGTATATCCTGCTTGCAATGTTCCAATAAATGCTGCTGCTCTAACTCGATTTTCAAAATCTTCTTGAGATTCTATGTCAGATGCATTTACTTCACATAGGTTACAAAATTGAAATGGTCTTAGAGCAATTTCACAACATGGATTAGTTCCCCAATCTTTATCATTTGTAAGATATATACCAGGCTCTCCTGCTCCAGATAATTCAACACGTTTCCAAAGATCCATAAAGAATTCTTTTGTTAGTTTGTGTCTCATTAATGCCGCTGAATTATTAGCACGACCTCTTTGTGGATTAATTTCCCACCAATTCCCTGATTTGCATGCAATCATTTCTTCATCGTCTGCTGAAAATAATGCTATAAGCGCTGCTCTACGAATACCACCTGCTAACACTGCATCTGCAACATGGCAAACCATATCATGAACTTCAATTGGAGATAATTTGTCGCCATCTTCTTTTGCATCTAAAATTCCTTGCAATTTGATCAAACATTCTTTTAATGGTTGTGGTCCCGGAGCTTTACCGCCCGAAGTAACAAGTCTTGCACCTTTGGCACGAATATCTGAAAAGTCGAAAGCATAAGATGATCCTCCTACAAAATACGACTTAACAAGCATCTTAACTGCATCAGCCCATCCTTCAATTGAATCTGCAATCAAATAACGACGCATCTTTTTTGGATTTGGTTTATGTATTTCTGGTAATAATTCTACATGATGTTTTTGAACTGAATACCCAACACCTGTACCACCCAATAGAAGAAACATTGCTTCTCCAAATGCACGATGGTCATCAATTGGAAGATATGCACAATTGTAAATGCGGTTAGGCGATATATCAATTGATTTTCCACCAAATTGCAAACTACGCATCGATGGTAATACTTTTTTTGCATATACAAATTCGTATGCAGCATCAATTTCGTCAACCAACGCCGGATATTTTTTTATATGCATTTGTTTGTTTCTTGTAACTAGTTCTTCCCAAGATTCTCTTCTATTGAGTTCCGGAAGATATTTCGCATACTTCATGTATACGGTAATTTCACTTAAAATTTTGTTTGAAATGTCCATTGGTTGTAATCTCTTTGTTTGTGTATGTAAATAATTTTAGATAAAAAAAGGGCGGAAATTACTTTCCTAACCCATTTTATATAAATATGTTTTTATCCTAAAGATCCGCCTAAATCTTTAAACTTTTGTGCTAAATTTTTCTTGACCATATTCTCACCGGTTTTCATTATTTGTGTAGTCTGTTTTCCTTGTTGAGTTTGTGGTTCAAAGAATTGGAATTGTCCATTATTTGTATTAATTTTACTAGGTAATGTTATGCCATCTGGGCCGAACCTATTCTTAATAACATGTCCTCTTCCTGTTCCTGACATTTTATCTTCTACCTTTCTAGAAAGCGACATTAAAAAGTCAGCAACCATTACTTTTCCATATGATGATGCAATTTTATCTGCTTCAATAATATCATCTTCTAAGGCACTTCTTCCTGCTTGTGACGCGGTCCATACTGGTATGGCATATTCTCCTGCCATACCGCGTAACTCTTCGTACAAGTCCTCTAAGGCTTCGTGTTTGTCCTTTTTAATGTTAACTTTAAGCAAATCGCCGTAATCAACAATTACTAGGTCTGGTTTTTTGCCTAGCATTATTGTTTTTTCTATATGAGCTTTTAAACCCATAACTCCTACTGATTTGGTAGGATAATATTTTACAATTAAATCGCCTTTAAGTGTTAGCATCTTAGCTTCGATGTCTTCGCGATAATTTTTTAAATTTTGTGCCGGGATACCTGTTAATACTGAATCATATCGTTGTCCAACATAATTTTCATTAAGTTCCAATGTATAATGTATAACTGTTTTACCGGCTTTTACTGCATGTGCTCCAATATTGATAAGAAGCCATGATTTTCCAATACCTGCAGGTGCCATTACAACTCCTAATTCTCCCGGGGCTAATCCGCCGTCCATCAAATCATCAATTACATCCCAACCCGTCGTTATTGTATGTCGTGCTGCTTCATTGTATCGTGCTGCCACATCCGTTACATATTCTAATCCAATATTAGTATCTGCTCCGGCTTTCATGGCGCTGTCAATTTTGGTTTTTATTTCGTCAAAATTTCCATGTTTTAACAAACTAACCGAATCCATTATAGCTTGTTTAATTTCCTGATTCTTGCAAAATTTTAAAATTTCATCTTTTACAAATGTCAAGTCATCCGACTCCATAAATCTGAACACATCTTTTAATTGTTCTAATATGGTTGCCTTTAATATGTCATTTTCAATTTCCGTTATTTTTACTTTTAAAACATCTTTGCTAGGGGGTGTTTTATATTCTCGAAAATGTGTTAATATAACATCTAATAACCAACTATTTGCATCAGAGTCAAAATATTCGGCTCGTATAATATCTGATATTTGCTGTAAAAATAACCTATCTGTAAACATGGCAGCAAGAACTTTAACTTGAAAGCCCCAACCGTAGTCACTTAATTTATCTGTCATATAACAATTATAAGTAAAATTACTGTAAATTCAAATTTATTTATGCGTTTGTTTTGCAAATGCATTTAATGATAACCAGGTATTAGTTAACCATTCCGGCAAGTTCCTCATTATTGCCCACATTTTATCTTCATAAAACAAACGTTGGAATTCTGCCCTATTTAATTCAGGCACTGGTTGTTCCATTATTCCTCGTATTTTTGTTGCGGTCTGCGCAGGAATATCCAAAAGCTTTATGTTCATTAATCTATAATTTTTATCAATTGTATCATAATTATTCATTACTTTTTGATAATTTTTAGATTCATTCAATTGGATTTCGGTGTTACATTTTTCTTGTAAATCCGTTAAGGTAAATTCTATGTTAGTAACAAGCTCTGGAAATGTTTTTAAAATTGTCTTTGGACCAAATCCATCTACTCCTGGAATATTGTCTGACGCATCTCCTGTAAATGTACGATATACAACATAATTTGCAGGATGAACACCAAACTCCTCAATCAATGTTTCTTCATTATACATTTTCTTTTTGATTGGTGACCAAACTTGCAATGTAGGACTTATTAATTGATAGAAATCTCTATCCGTAGAAACAATTGTCATTTTTTTGCAAGTGTCTTCATACATTTGAGCAATATATGCAATTGTGTCATCTGCTTCAATTCCATCCATCGAAATAAATGTAACAGGCAAATTATCTAGATATGAAATTAAACGACTAAATTGATGTCGCATTGATTCTTGTTCTTGTTCCAATGTAGAATCATGATGATCGTGTCTGCGCAATTTAGTTTTGTTTGCTCGGTTTCCTTTATAATCTTTATAAATTCGTTTTCTTTTTGCCGAGCCGCCTCTACCATCAAATACAATGATGCATCGAGTAGGTTTAAAGTCTCTAATTGTTTTGCCAACTGAATATAAGAATCCAGTTATTCCGCCAATATGATCGCCATCTTCATTATATGCCGGAGTGGCGCCGAAACTTCTAATAAAAGTGTTAAGCTAAAGGCCGTCAAATACCATAAGATGATCATTCACCTCGGTATTGACGGCATTTTCTTGCTTTAATTCATTAAATAATTTTTGATATCTATTCATGTTTTTTATTTTTACAATTTTCAAAGTGCCAACGCTTAGTTCCGCGTGGACTTCCAATTTTACCGCAATATGTACATTGAACTGCGATTGGTTTATTTTTTATAACGTATGGACCTCGTTTAGTTCCTCGTTGCGCGGCTGATATTTTTTTTCTAATTTCTAAATTTCTAGTAGTGCCTTTATATAACATACTAAGCCTAGCTTTAGTTTCTTCAGAGTGTTTTATTGGTATTCGTGTTTTTCTAGTTTTTGCAGCAATACTTAATTTTTGTTTGTGTTCGTCTGTAAGTGTTTTGCCTTTTTGATTAATACTAGATGTTTTCGAAAATAATTGACGAGCTCTATCATACTCGGCGGATGATACTTGATATGATCTAGTATATTTTAAATTTGAAACACGCCTCGACATCATCCAGTATGCATAAACTAATTTTGATTCATTCGGATAAATTTCACATAAGAGCTTATGAACAATAAAATGTTCTCGTGCTGTTAAATTTACTAAATTAGTATTTTGATTAGTTCCACCTAAACACCTAGGAATAACATGATGCTTTTCACGATAACCTTGCAATGTTCTATTGCGAGCTCTATCAATTATAGCATCATGTATTCTTTGGTAATTCATAACTTATTAATTTGCTTGTTATCCTTCTTCATCAATTACTTCATTGACAATAATAACATCATCAATTCCACCATCAATACCTGCTTGATATTTGAATATGTAAGCATCGCAAATTCTTTTATATAACCTGTCTTTCATTTCCGGGTTGTTGATTACCTTTTCAACGAAATCTTTGCTTTGGAATTTAATTTCTCCAAAGGTTTCTCCAGTTTCATGATCTACATCTTCCATTGTATACCATGCACCTGACTGTCCGACTAAATCAAATGATTTCATTACACCTAGCCATCCGCCCCAATTATCAATTCCACTATCATAGTAAATTTCATAATCTATTTTACGATGTGGAGGTCCCATTCGGTTTTTAACTACTTGCACATTTGTTTTGCTTCCTACAATTTGTTCAGCTCCGTTTACCTTTGCTTTGATTTGTCCCGTATTTTTAAGACGAAGACGAACCGATGCGTGGAATGGAATTGCTTTACCGCCCGAAGTTGTCCATGCATCACCAAATGATACGCCCATTTTGACACGTAATTGATTGGTAAATATCAAGCAAATTCTTTCTCGTGCAATCCAATTGGTAACTTTACGCATTGCCTTTGATAAAATAATAGATTTGCT